CATTGACCCCTCCCTTTCCTGCTACTAATAATGTAAAGCAGGCAAATATAAGTCCTACTCTCAAGTGGAAGAGTATATGTACTGAAGCAGAGCGGAACTATTGGATGCGGTTGGGTTATCCTGTCCACGTCCAATTTGATGACAAGGAGGTTCCTACTCTGGTACAGTTAATATGTCGGAAGATGTCTTGGGTTGCTACTGTTACCGAGACATATTATGGCTTGAATAGAGTTATAAATACTATGTCAACTTTCCCCTTAAAAAAACAGTTAGCGCTTTATGGTGATTTTAATGTAAACACTATGAGGCGCGACGCCACACAAGATTATATGTGGCAACTAGTCCCTGGTGCCCTAGGGTGGTTAAATTATCAAATGAAGACCGAAAGCAACTTTGGAACTTGTTATTTTAATTATAATCCTCATAAGCTTTTAAGACAGTTTCAATTATTTCGATCGGGAGGCATAGCCGCAGGAGGTACAAGAAAAGGAGAGTACAAAGGCACTAAGATATCAGTACATTCCAGTGGTCAGAAGGTGTATATGGCCATTCCTGCGTTGCGTAAATTACACCGTCTTCTCGTTCAGGTTCGTCGAGGAGATATGTCTTCCCTAGAATCAATTGTTTGTGTTATAAAAGCAAAATCAGAATGGAAATTGGGTCAGTTTAAGACATATAAAGAGTTGGAAGATATGATGTTGAAAATTCGTGAATTCTATATCCCAGAACAATCTCATAGTTTCTTGGGGATATTATTAAATGAATCTCGAATGTTATTAGAGAGAAATAATATTATAAGAATAGGCATGAAGTTTTGGTGGGGAGGTGCTGAGTGTCTCTATAGATATTTAAATGGTCATATACCTGGTTTTATTTATGTTGATGGAGATATTACTGGGTTGGATAAACATATTCAAGATTGGATGTTATTGTTATATTGTATGGGTGTTTATCCTTATTATGATTGGTCAACTTTGAACGAAAAAGATATTCGATTTTTAGAGAACATACTTACTGTGTGGGCAGCTAATGTTTGTTCAAAGTTGGTTTGTCATATAGGATCATTTTGGCGATATATGCATGGTCAAATGTATTCTGGAGGAAAAGAAACTAGTCATGGAGATAGTTGGATAATGGCGTTTCTTTTCTTCTGTTATGTTCAGCATATAAAGCAGAGATGCCCAAATCGTGCATATTTGATGGATGAGTTTTTGTCTAGAGGCTTTATTACAATTGTAGTTTATGGTGATGATCATATTTGGTGTGCTCCAGATTGTTTGCAAGATGTTATGAATCATAAGACCTGGAAAGCATTCTTAAAAGATCATTGCCATATGACTTTGCGAGACGAAAACATTTATAGATCCCTTCTCTCAGTTCCGGATAATACAGGAAGATTAGCTGTAGCCGGACCAAAATTTCTAAAACGATACTTCATAAAAAATACTTTTGGGGATGGATTATCGTCTATATTACCTTACAAGCCAATAGATGAGCAACTTGTAAGGGCAATGACTACAGATTCTGAGGTCGCAGCAGAACTAATAATTTCTCTTGTTGGTCATGCGTGGGATACTCAGGGAACGAATGAATATTCCTATGATGTAATTGCAGAAATGTATAGACGAGTCTCTTACTTTGATCCTAGAACTCCGTTGGAAATCCTCAAAAGTTTAGATGTAGATGATATATCTAATACTCGTCTTCGTAGGCTAATAAGGAAGGCGGGCATATCCCACTCTGAAATGTTTGATCATTTTCCATCTCTCGGTGATTTGCGGTCTCGTCATGTATTTGATATGAAGCAAGCTAACTACCAAATTAGTAGAAAAGAGTTGGCCACTGAAAGCGCTATGTATGAATGCGAAGAGGACATATTTTGTTGAGATAAAAGAGTAACAAAA